TGCTGATGTTCACGTATTATGTTCCTGTAAAACCTTGTTCGCCCGGTACTGGGGCTGTGCCTGTTCCAATATTACCTCCGCCAGCACCTGTAGTATCGCTGACAGCCACACCAGCCTGTCCCGGAGCCGCTCCGGGTGAACTAAGCGGGGGTGGCCCCTGAACTGAGCCTTCGGCTCCCAGAGGGGCTTCAGGAGGCTGTGTGAACTTCTTAAGTATCTCAGCTTGGATAGCAGCATCACCTAAGGAGTTAGTAACCTTGTCAGGATCTAGGTCCATAGACTTAGCAATCTCACGGATGATGTAGTCACTCTTAACGAAAGGCATTAGAGCAGGGTTAGATGCTACACCCATGAACTGCATCAATCGTTGTGAGCGTACCTCATTAGCCATTAAGCTTTCTGTACCTGAAGCTTTAACGTCTAGATCACCTTTAATGTCTGTATCAAAGTCAAACTGCATATTAAATGCAAAGAATGCACGGCCCATAGGAGCAATAAGGTAGTCATCAACGTTCTTTACGACATTCCTAATACTACCGTTAGCTGCAGACATAAGCATACTAATGCCAGAAGCAGTACGACCTACACCAGATACACCAGTCTGACCGTGTGCAAAACTAGGAAAACCTGTGCTCTCATCCGCTAAAACCCTAGCTTTATCAAAGAGTTGCATGTTTTCACCAGCTACATTAGGGAACTTGGTGCCAAAGATTCCTTGTCCGGGTGCACCTCCTTGCCTCCGAAAGACTTTGCCGGGGTAAACACTTAGGTCTTGGCCCGGTACTAAGTTAGTCTCATCTACTTCAATAATCAAGTTACCAGATAGTGCAGCATTGTCAATAGCCATACGCATAAAGCCATTCATCAATGTCTGTGTGTCATCCATATTCTCAGCGATACCTACGCCAAAGAAGCTGTATGGGTTTAATTCATAAGGTACTGCGTAGTAAGGAATACGTGTAGGCTTAAATGGGTTTAGTACAAGTCGTAGTACTTTGTCATTACAAACCCAAGCATTAACATTTAACTGTTCTGATTTCTTTAGTTCACGAGGAATTGTTATACCATTCTGCTCTAAGATCTCTGTATCAACAAAGCCCCAAAACTCTAGTACCTCATAACGCTCTGGTGCATTAGACATAGAAGAATCGTCTTCCATATCTTGCTCCCAGTACTTCTTCTCATAAGATTCACCTAACTTAATAGCGTCATCAATAGAATCATTACGAAAGAAGGGGCGAGATTTTAAGCTACGCATCTGTGAGCGTGTCATACGGTGACGCTCAACTACATACTCAGCCTCATCCATGTTATATGCATCTGGATCAGGGTAGAAGTTCCAAATAGAAACGTGGCTAGTAGACGGTACAGTCTTAATGAGAGGGTCATACTCGCCATCATCATCCCAGTTAGGGTACTCCTTATCTACAGCGAACGGACCTTTCATGATACCTGTACCAAACAGAGCCATCTCAAATGCTGTGTGGCGTAGCTGCTTATTAGCTCCACTCTCTTCCAGCTGATCGTGTATCTTCTTCTCCATCTTTTTAGCTGCAACCATAGCAGGATGGAATGTAACTGTACCTTGTGAAGTACCCGGACCTTCAACTACTTTATCGCCTAGAGCCGACAACCTGTCTTCTAGTGGGCCTAGTCGCTGCAGGCGGTCAAACATAGTTTCACCCGGCTTTAGCTTTTCGTCTGGGTCAAACAAAAAAGAAACCTTAGGCTTTTCACCGAAGGCTTGTGACAACTCTTGTTGTCCTTGCGCTGCGTTAGGATCAAGATTAATGTGTACAGATTCAGACACACCATCCGGTAACGTGGTAGGATTGACTGTAAGTGGAAAGCGAGAGCTTCCAAATAGAACATCTACGATCTGACCATAAGCTGCTAACGTTTTTGTTTTAGTTACCTTAACAAATACACGAGACTTTTCTGTTTCAGTGAACTGAACATCAGAACCATAGATGCCACGATAGTTCCGGTAAGAACGTAGCCACCTAGTCTCATCATTCTGTCGAGCATCTTCAGCCCTCTTGAAACGCTCATTGATATAACCTACAACACTAGAAGCATCTAGTTCATCACCATCTTGGATTACAGATACATCATCTGTCTCAAACAGTTCGCTTTGATTGTTTTCGTCTATAGCCATACTTAATATCCAAACGTTGAATCAGAAGCCTGAAAGCCACTGCGTTGTGTTGATGGGTTGAAGTCCCATAAAGAACTGCGAGGTCTTGTCATAATACCATATCTAATTGCATCATACAAGTGGTCTTCTGCATTGGTATCCACATCCTCATGATTTTTCTTATCTAGTGGGATACTAGGAAGCTGAGCAACTGTGTTGGTGCAAGTAGAAAAGAACACAAGTCTTGGCTCCTGAGTAAACTCATCTACTTGCAAACGGCGGTGAAGCTCATTTTTACCTGCTACCCGTGAGCCTCGTGATCTATCAGAAGGACGCCAACGACAACCCTTCTGGTTCATCTGCTCTGCCAAAGACGGGCCACTGTCGCCTCTTTTGTGCCACAGGGAGCTATCCAACACACCGTATCTTATTGGTCCATCTTCATGCTCTATCTGTAATATCATATCAGCTAAGTCAGTAGCTGTAACTTTAGAACAGTATAGCTCCCGGTAAATAATAAGTTGTTCAGAGGGAGACACAGCAAACCAGACAACACCAGTGAAACTACCGTAGCCATAGTCACAAGCCCTAAACCTAGTCCAGCTTTTTGGGATAGTGTACGGGTCTACTACGTGTATGTTTCTATTAAACTCAGGGAAAGCAGCCCCCTCGTTAACATCCCAATTACCTTCAAGCAGCTGCTTACGTTGATGCTCAGGTAGTGACAAAAGCATAGCTTCGTAGTCGCCACTCTCAGCTAGGTATGGGTTATCAAATAGACTGGCAGGAATAAATCTACGCTTGAATAGGGGCTGACCAGATTTACTATGCCCCGCTGGGTATTTCATTACCTCGCCAGTCTCAATGTCCGTTGCCCAGAATGGCTGATTAACAGCTGAGGGATCAATGAACATTTTCTTTACCCAAGAATGACCCAAACCCCCGGGGTTAGTTGTAGCTCTCATGTACAAGCCTAAGTCTTTGTTTGCAGTACGTAATCTTGAGCGCATGTAGTTCCACGCAAAAGGTGTTTGCCACTGAGTAAGCTCGTCAAAGGCTACATAGTTAAATGCCTGCCCTTGATAACGCATAACGTCATTATCTTTATCCAAGTAAGACATCCACAACGTGCCGCCTCTTGGGGTAGTCCATTGGCTTTTACGTTCTGACCACTTAATGCCCGGTATAGCTTTAGGGTATAGCTCTTGGCTTTTCTGTATAAGTTCTCTAAGTTCCTCAGTAGTGTGTCGTACAAGTAGACCACTGAAGTCTGGGTTATTCATATTACGTAATGGGTCTGCTAGGGTAGCGTAACTCTTACCGCCACCAGCTGCTCCTCCATATAGTACTTCACGTTCACTTGAAGCTAGGTACTCTGTCTGTGGGCCGGGATTAGCCTTAAATACTACCTCTTGAGCACTAGGTATATCATACTCAGGAGCCATAGGCCTAGCTGGTACAGAGTCTTTATTAATCTTCTCTTTCGTAGGTGTGGTAGCCAAGTCTTTCTTTTTCGAGGATTTCGATTTGACGTAACGCCTTTTCGAGCCGCTCGGCAAAGATGCGCTTAATTGTAACAAGTCTTTTTCGTTTGCTTTCGACATCTACTCTCTTCTTCAAGCCCATGTGTGAGATCTCTCTACCTGACTGTGTAGTAAGCCAAGCAGCAACCTTTCGGTAACTATAACTCTTTAGGTGCTTCTTTGCAAGTTCTAATAGTTCCAATTCTTTAGGTATAGGTACTAGCCACTCTTCGTCTTCAGGGGCTATCTCATAACCGAAAGGTATGTACCTACTGGATCTAGGTATCCTCTCCCACAACTTAACCTTAAAGGTTGCCTTAGGTAGCATCCAGTACTCAAAAGGTAGAGGCCTCTCCTTATTATTAACCTGTTTCTGAGTCATCATTATTCTTAGCTGGCAAAATAAACAAACCACCTGAAGACTCTACATTTACTTTTTCAGTCTTAACTAAACCAGCACGATCTAAAATCTGACCAGCAGCCATCATCTTTTCTTTAATACCTAATTGAGTAGGGTCATCCAGAGCACTAGCATATGCAACAGCAGCCTTCGGCCCAATCCTAGACATATATGACTTAGTTGCTTCAAATATCTCATCTTTAAGAGATTCAACAATAGTAGTAGTAGAACTTTTCTCGTTGTAACCTGCTAACTTCTTAGCACGTACTACATCGCCAGCAGCTTCTTCAAATAGAACTTCTAGAAACATTCTTTGGTTTTCTGTTAGATTACGGGCCATATAGGTATTCCTTATAGTGGATTATCGACTAGTTCATCATACGCTTTCCAGATATCATCTATCTCAGTGTTTAGCGTTTTAAGTGAGTTACCTAGTCCATCTGTAATAGTTGTAGCCTTATCTACTTGACTACGCAAGTCTAGAAGTAACTTCTGTTGTTCTAGTATCTGTGTCATATTAGTAGATAGCTGTGCAAGCTTAGTATTTAGTCCACGCACATCATTGTCAAGTATAGCTTGTTCAAGAGTTTGGATACGTGAGTTTAACTCCCCAGCCTTTTTGTCAAACGATGCAGACTTCTCTACTACCTCAGCAATACCAGCTTCTACACCATAGAATCGCTGCAGTGTATCATACGTCCACCACACACCACCAGCAACGGAAGAAAGAACTGGGAGTGCTACTGCAACCATCCAGCCCTTAATATTATAACCACCAATGCTAAAACCTATGTCCATCACTGTGTTGGGTATCCGCCGTACTCATTAATGTATTCACCTGCAGCATATAGATCACCTGCAGTTTTCATCTCTGGTGTTAAGTAGCCCTGCCAACCAGAGTTAAACCCTGAGTCAGCCCAAGCAATCACAAACTCATCTATAGCTTGCGTATATGTAATAGCTGTATATGTACCAATCATAAAGTTACCTTGTACTGCATAGCTATCAATACTAGCTGTAAGGTCTTCATTATTAGCTGCAGCCATAAAAGCACCAGCCTGCTGTGCAAACGTCTCAACTGCTACAACTGCTTCGTTGTACGTGTTAGCTTCTTCAGCATCAATGCTGTACTCAGCGGAGCCTACCATCTCTTGTAGAGCTACTTGCTCAGGCTTAGTATCAGCAGTAGTAGCTACGTCTGCAACCTCAATAGCTTTCATGATAACAGTAGTTGCAACCGTTAAGTTATCTACTGCAGTAGATAGGCTATTCATAGTAGCTGCATGTTCCTGCATAAACATTTGCTCTGCAGTCTCAGCAATGGCGTAGTCATGCCCTAGAACAAGATCTCTAGCTTCTAGGTACTGCCCTAGCTCATCTGTAGTAATGAGACTATCCGCCATCGCTGCATCTGTAATAACACCACCAATAGCTGCATAACCTACAGCACCTACAGTACGAACTCCACTATCCTTAATACGATCCTGTATAGCTCCAATAGATGCAATCAAGTAGTTAATCTTTTCTTGGCCTGATAGGCTGTCTGGGTCAATCTGTGCGTTTACTGCTGCTGCGGAAACGCTCACTAAGGCTGAGCTTAGGAGTAGTATCTTCAGGGATCTCTTCATCAGTATCTTCCTCTCCTACCCTAAGTAGGGTGTCCCAAAAATCTTTATTTAAATC